GACTTGGGGTAGTGGAAAGGGCTTTGACAAGTTTAGCACCTATGACCCAGTTGGTGACGGATTAGTGTCGTGGAAGTCAGAAAAAGGTGGTTTGGAATCTACCGGGTTTACCGAGGGGAGTGAAGTTATTCTTGGAATCAGAATTACTAAGGAAACACAGCTAAGAGAACCAGTAAACTCAGCAATAGACGCAACTAGGAGAGGTATGTTACTTCCTTTTACCTCTTTCCCGAAGACTGTTGGTTTGGACCCAAGCTATATGTGGATAGGAGATGCGGGTATAGACTATAGCGTTGGAGATCTTTTGGAATTTAATGGAACTGGCAGTGGGTGTGTTGTACAAGTTACACATGTGGGGGCCGCTGGAGAAGTTAAGCAGTTTGTGCTTCACAATACAGTGAACGTGGGCGGCGTTGGAGATGGATTTACTGGTGGAAATCCGGTTGGAGAAGAAGTTCCAAATCCGCTTGAAGATAACGATGCAGAGGAGAATAGAAGGCAACAACTTGCTGCTAACGTAACAGTTGGAAAAGTTGTTCAGCAAAAGATACCCGGACTTGGTTATAATTATAGACCAGAAGACTTTATGGATATGGAGTGGAGCGATAGAAACAGCCCAACGACTCAAGGCGGTGAGTGCAGTGTAGAAGGGGGAATCTGCACTGGTCACAACCCAACATTGCACCCAACCACTAAGGAGGAATGTGAAGCCGATTTTGGAACTTGGGAAGAGGCGTCAAGCAGTAAAGGAGTTTGTGAGGAGCTTGGTGGTACATGGTCTCAATATAATCCTACTATTGAGATATCTGATTTGAATGAGGTTCCAAAGGTTAGGACAGAAAACAAGACCGTGGCTAAGGAAACTGCTTTTGGATGTGTTATATATGCCCCATATGGGAAAGTTTGTTTGTTTACAGCGGATGATAGCGGCCCAGAACTTAGGGGTGGTATGCAAAGGGCAACCCCGTATAGCGCTGAAGGGAATAAGGGGGTAATAACAACCCCTCATAATATTACATTTTCCCTAGAAAGCCCCAGTCCAACGGATCATTACGACCTATTTGTTCATTTTCATAACGATATTTCACACACTATCCTCAGTAATATAGACGCTACCAACGGCATGGGGGGAGGGGCGCAGTTTGTGAAACTAGAATTAACTGTACAATAATGCACTTTATGTGTATACTATTATAGAATCAACTTCTTAAAGGAGAGGATAACAATGGCAGCAGCAATTAAATTTTATGCTAATAATGTAACCAATTCAGGTACAGATACGCACAGTCTTGAAATAAATCATAGTGCGGGGTCTGGATTGGGGTTTTATGGCGCTGGATACGGTATATCAGTGCCTATTAGTGAATATCAAGATTCTACCTTTACAACCAATGCCAATGGTACTGCCACTGATTATACTCAGTTGCACAACACAAAACCAGTTGGATCTAGCCCTACTAGCGGGGTAAAGGCAGACACCGTTGAGGGGTTATATCTAAACCAATTGCCTAATTTTCAGGCACCCTTAAACATTAGATTCACAAATGATACGGCAGTTAGAGTTCAGAACTGCAAGCTTAAGATATTCGATAGAAATGACATTACAAAGCCACCTAAAGGCGTATATACGTATGTTTATGAAGTGAGGCACCCTTCTACTCTGCAATCAGTGGGGGATTTAGACCACAAACAAGTTGCTGGTCAATCATGGAAAGAGTTTAGTCCTTCTGGTATTGTTAGCTCCGCAGAAGAGTTAGATTTTACTTCTTCACCCGGAGTTAGCGGTACAAACAGTAACGCAAACGATCCTGATCCAAATGTGGATGGAACTCTTGGGCATTTAACCAGAAATGGTGCATCTCATACTGGGATAAGGCACGATTGGTACGTTGCTATTGGAGCTTCCCCAGACTCTATTGGAAGCAAAACAGATTACGGGCTATACTTTACCCTAGAGTATCTGTAAAAATAAACGCGACCTAAAATCAGAAAGCCCCAATCCGGCTAAGGAAAGGGGCTTTCTTTTTTTCTAAGGTGAACTAACCGCTATTCATTGCGTTCAGTTTTCGGATTCCACTTAACCCAACCATTGTCAGGCAACCAGTTCCCTTCACTGTCCTTACGTCTAGGAAATAAACCACCGCCTTTCTTATTTGCACCAAATGCAAGTCTAGCGCCACAGCTAGAACACCTCAGCTCATAATACGAGTTATCGTCTACAGTGCGGACTACAAATCTGATGTTTTCGTGACCACATTTTCCACAAACGTCCTCCTCAAAAACCTCTTGGAACTTGTTTATTTGTTCAAAGAGATCCCTGTGGGAATCACCCTCTACTTCTACGCTAATTTTGCCATTTCTTGTTGTGTACGTTAGTTTCATTTGTTACGCCACTCCTCATTATAACCTACGATTTCTTTAGGGATTGTACTCTTATCCCTTTGATACTCATTTAGCTGGTCGATGATATCAGAAGCTACCTTCTTAGACACCTTCCTATTGCTATCTACTTTAAAGATTTGTTTAAATAAATTCTCACCATCCACATTCAACTGTCTACACTTAACGTCTATAAAGTTGTATTGTGCATCGCTCATTCTACTATCCTCGTTGAAGCCTCCGTCACTTGACTCTCTTGAGGCCGCTTGGGATGCCGATTTGACGATCTGGGCGGTGTTCTTTTTGGTAAGTTCCTCAGCAGCTACGGTCCTAATTTTTAAGGCTTTTCTTAATGCTCTGCCCTCAGCTCTAGTGCTGGCTGTAGCCACGGCATACGCGCAGAACATATCATCAGTATTACCTTCCCAGCAATCCGCTACTTCAGAAAATCTAGTACCATTATCGAACTCAACTGTAAAAACTACGGTTGCACGCCCATGATGATCGTCTCTCGCCGCAGGAAAAACCTGCGTAGGCCCACTGTATATGATTTGGCCAATGACAAGTTCAGCCACCCGCCTTAAACCATGAACCAGAGGGTTTCCATCAATTAATTCGCTCTCGCTAAAAAGCGACATGACATATCCATTCCACTCAGGGGATGTCGGGTGTGGAGAGCCCTCTGTAATAACATCCTGAACACTTGTATCAACATCTTGTGGGGTTTCCAACTCTAGTGTGTCAAACATATCTGTTTCCTTTTCTATACTCATAATTCTATTTCAATATACCTTTTTGTTTTTGGTGGAAATTTGGTTTCTATTTTTTGCAATGTTTCAACTATGTTGTTTAATAGGCTGTCCTTTCTGTTTAGCGATACAAAATCTGCAAGACTCTTTACTCTTATTATAATAAAACCTTTGCTTAATATCAAGCCCGATTTTTGAGAGTCAGCTTTTATTTGCTTCTGTAGCTTCTCTTCTCCCCATATTGGAAAAAAGTGTGAAGGCCCATCTACTTCTATTATAGTCTTGAGAGACGGAATATACAAATCAATTTCTAAATTTTGGTTGGGAATCAGGTTTTTTTTGTGAAATTCTACTGAGTACCCCTTATTTCTAAGCTCTTCGACTATAAATTTCTCTAGCTTAGAGCCTTCCTTGCCAGCCTTTTGGATGGCTTTTATTGCCAAGCTGCATATTCTATGTCTGTCCTCTTCTGGCATACTGTGCCAACGTGTTTTGGCGTCTGCACACCTTCTATCATATTCTTCTTCGCTCATACTGTCCCAATACTTGTGTACTGAAGAGCTTATTTTGAGCCTTTCTTTTTTGGTTCTTTTTTTACCATCAGTGGGATGAGCAGCCCTTCCATTGCTAAGTGCGTTCTTTTGAGCTTGACTTCTAGTCTTGAGATTAATCCCATTTTTGGTTAATATTCTTCTTATCTTGTTTGGGTAAGTTCCATAGGTTTCTGCTATAGCATAGGTACTTTGACCCTCTTCATATAATTCGATAATTTCTTGTTCATTCATTGTTCACCGCCTTAATAATATCCTTTATATTGAATTTTTCTACTACAGCTACAGGTTTTTTTCCTGTTATCCTGAATAGCTCCTTAGAGTCTTCTTCGCTTGCGCATATAACTTTTACATTTTCGTCGCACAAAGAATCTATAAGGGCTAGTGTGTTTCGCTCTCTCGTTGGGTTGTAATAGAAAAATAGTTTAAACTTGTTAACTATGTTAGAACAAATGGCCGTTGTCTCTGTGCATGTCGTTATTAGGTTCCCAGTAAAGGCCCAGATATCCGTGGAGTTGAACATCCCAAACTTTGGAGGCTTTTCCGTTGGCCCTATTGCGTCGTAAAAAAGACTAGCATCAGTAAGAAGCCCTTCTTCTATTCCTTCGTTTACATTTTCAATGGCTTCATTTATGTGGTCTGCCACTCCAATGCTTTTAAAATATACTCCTAAATTCATTGCATCTCCTCTACGTAATCTGTGCAAATACCCCAAGCCATGCTATCTGCATATTTTCTTGTTTCTTCCAGTGATTGGCAAACAATAATGCAGTTGCTGTCAACCTCTTTTCTAGGGTATGTCCATATAAAGTTTTTAGAGGTTAACGTGTAGTCATCCTCTTGGTGCCAAAAATAGTGAAGGTCTGTGTCTACAAGACGGTTGAGCGCTTCTAGGTTTTTGGCGTGAAGTATGAAATTTTTGTTTCCCAAAAATGATTCGGGTACAGGGGTCTCAGGCCCATCGTGACCTAGGAACCAGCTACCATTTATTGACCAGACATCTACTTCTACAATCATCATCTTGGAAACTAGGTCGAGCTGAATAACGTCATTTTCTTCCGCCGATGGGCCAAAGAGATTTCCCCTGTGTGATATGAAAATCATATTAAATATTTATCTCCTGCTACAGAAGGTTTTTTGACTACTACTGTCACGGTATCCTCTAGGACCTCAAAGTCAGATGATTCATTTGGGATTATACATATAATATCGCCTTCGCCATACTCTTCTGAGTTCATCTTAACTCTTCCTGATACTATCACCGTAAACTCTACAGCGACCTTGTGCACATGCCTAGGCTCCTTATCTCCAGCGCTGTATTTTTTTATAGCAACCTCAAATTCTTTTGTCCTAAGAACTGAAGGTTCAAAGTCACCAATAAACCAGCCGCCCACCATATCTTTTATGTTCATTTTTGGTTCTCCAAAAAATAGTTAAGATCTTCTGGCGTACCAAGGCCCCACATGTTTTCTATATTAAACACCTTTACCTTTTTACCCTCTTCAATTGCCTCGTTGAAAACTGGGCACACATAAAATTCATTGTTTACTCTTTTGTTTGCTTCGATCATCTGCTCTGCATATTTAACGTAGTCACTACCCTTAGACCAGTAATATATACCTACTGTAGCCATGTCGCTGATAGGATTCTTCTCTTGGACTTCGGAAACAAACCCGTCATCGTTTAATTTTGCGTAGCTCCACTTTGGATGATTTGATTTGAAAGTCAAGATTCCAGCGTCTATGTTGTCCCCAATCATAGAGTACATAAACTCGTTTGAATCCCATTCTACAAACTGGTCTGAGTTTGCCATCAACAAGGGCTCGTCATTATTGATATATTCTTTTGCCAATAACGTCGTGCAGGCTGCTCCTTCAGTAACCCCATCTACTTGTATAATCTCACAATCTGGGGATATATTATTAAGAACTGTCTTTAAATTATACTTATCGTAGTGTGATTTTTGCACAACAAAAATATGTTTAGCGTCGATGTTTATGTTTTCAACGACCACTTGAATCATTGGTTTGCCGTTGACTTCAATTAGCGGCTTGGGGAAGGTGTAACCTGCTTTCTCAAAGCGGGAACCTGCGCCAGCCATAGGGATAAGGACATTCATCTTTCCTCCTTGCCACTTGGGTTTAGTTTCTTCTTCTGTTTTGTTCAGCTTGTTAATTCTGCTTATGATGTCCTCTAGCACAACGTCGTCTGGATTTTTTACGGCAAACAGGTGCGCTCCCGAATCAATCGCAGATTTTCTCCCAACGTGTGAGTCCTCAATCACTAGGGTTTCTTTTGGAGAGACCCCTGCGCGTACCATACACCTAAGATATATTTCTGGGCTTGGCTTTGGGTTCTTTACATCTTGGTTGGAGAAAATTTCATCAATAAACTCCAAAATGCCCCTCCTAAGAAGCATCATCTTGATAGTGTGTTTTACGGAGTTGGAGCCCACATATATTTTGTACCCCGACTTCTTAAGCTCAGAGAGAACGTGAGCCATCCTGTAGTCGGTGGTCATCTTGTTTATTATATCTACTGTTTTTTCCTGCTTCTTTTTCCACACCTCGTTATATTTTTCTGGAGGAAGACCCTTGTTTTCAGTTAGCAGTTCAAGCTTTGCTGTTGTGGGGCGTCCATCGTATGTAGATAGATGTTCCTCTCTATCAATTACGTATTGAGAACCAATCTCATTAAGCGCTAAATTAAACGCCTCGTAATGAAGATCTCTAGCATCCACAAGAACGCCGTCTAAGTCAAAAACAATTAACTTTATCATGACTCTCCTCTTACCAGCGGGTCTATATTATATTCTGAGTACAGCTTTTTGAGTTCTTCTGGGTACTGGCTCGTAACCCATTCCCCTTTAAATATGGCCGTTGCGATATACGGATATGTCACTGAGTCCCAGTGCAACATTCCTCGCTTCTTATCGTCCTCGTGGTGTGCATACAGACACTTGTATTTTTTATCTCTGCAATACGCTTGGCCTTGCACCTCGAACTCCCATATGCTTAGCTCCTGATTGTTTTCCAAGAGTGATATCAGGCTTTCTGTTTTCCATATTGTTGGCTGTATAGCGAAAATGTAATCAAAGTCCAGCCCTATATACTTAAGCACGTCGCTACCTTTGTATTTAATATCCCTAACTGTGTCTTGCGGGCTTCCACCCTTTAGGAGTTTTACAAAATCAACCCCGTCATCCATGACAGCCGAAAGGCACTCTTTGAAATATTCTTCATTTACATCGTCATACAACATCATGTCTTCGTGTGTGAACAGACAAAAATCCGTACCAACTTGCTTTAGGCAGGACAGCAGGCGGTTAGTGTAAGGGGTCTTGTCGTCATAACTTATGTGCGTAAATTTCTCAGGCACCTTCTCGTTAATCGAGTCGGCAAAGATAAAATACTTGTCAAAGCTGAACGAGCAATGTCTGTCTAATCTGTCGAATGTTGGCGTCCAGCAGTCATCGTATTCTGAATGTGTGTATAAAATATATGATATCATTACTCAAACTCACACTTAAGAGCATCCTTGTTGTCCCACAGCCCATTGTCTTTGAACCACCAGTGATAGAAAGCCACTGCGTTGGAAAGGTCATTGAACCCAAGGGGCGTTTCGGATTGAACCCACTGATGAAATTGTGAGTCTATAAAAAATTCCCTTGACAGGAGGTCAAATATTTCTGCAAAGTGTCTCATGTTTTCATAGCTTGAGTAAAACCACATATCTGCTGGCCCTTGGTCAAACATCTCCCATTCTGCCATTTTAACTGTACTCATGTCTAGTGTGGGGTCAAAGTTTATGCACTGAACGGGTGTTGTGTTAGGGTCTCTATTTATCCTACCTGTGTCAAAACGAGCTTTGATTACTATGTCGTACTCTATGTCTGACTGGTAGCAAAGCTCAAAGCTTTTTTGTATTGAGTAGAAATGAGAAAGTATAGTTTCTGGAGTCCTCCTCATCGGCGGGCAAGCTTCTGGTAGGTTAACGTCCAAGCCTCTGAATTTAACCATTTTGGAAAAATCAATCTGAGGTTGGTACAAAAAGGACTTTGGATTATATAGTCCATTTATCCTTTCGCATAGCTCTGGTTCCCAACTATGTATGTACACGTCAACGTCGGCTTTTGATAACACATTCTTTTTCAGGTGCTCAAAGCCGTCCTCGCCTAACGAGTTTCCATCTGTCTTAGAGTTGAAATACCCATGCAGACATAATGCTACCTTTTTATCTGCTTCCATAAAATCCATACCTGTCATATTGTCGTTTTTTTATAAATCCGTATTGTGCTAGGTCGGGGTATCCTCCCGGCTCCTCTTGGTCTGGGTGCTGCTCTGGGTAAACACTCAAAAGCATGAGACCCCTAGCTGCCCATTCTGGGGTGATATATGAGTTGTATCCCATTGATTCTATCTCGTCTTCAGGCATTGGAACGCCCTCTACTCTTCCAGACCATCTAAGCTTTTTCAGTTTTTCAACAGCCTCCAGACTGTCAGTTAAAATCATCCCGCCCTTCCCTAGTTTCAGATTTTTCTTTATGCCAAATGAAAGGCACATTAGGGAGCCTTCTATGTACATGTTTGAAGTAAATCTTTTTGCTGCGTCGTAAATGGGGTACGGAGATAGCTTATATATACCTTTCCACTCTTTGTCTGAAAGCCTCACCTGACCTCCAGCCTGAATGATAGACTGTGGAACAGAAACATATGTGCGACTTGGTATTGTAACCTCTTCTACTTTTAGGTATTCGCAGCACATTCGTATCGCATTAGTGCAGTTATCACACGAAACGGCGTATGGGGCACCTGTGTAATGGGCCACTTCCTCTTCAAACCATTTTACAATGCTATGTGGGTTCCTAAGCATTACTTTCTCCTAAACACCAAGTGTTGGTGATAATCTTTAAAGTTTGGATCATACGGAGTAAGCAACATATGTGTCCGGCTGATCCAGTCCACAAGTTCGCTTTGGACACCCAAGTCTATTAAAAAGTTGTGTATCTCCATAAATATGAAATCTACTTTAGTGAGATCTTTCTGGAAAAGGAAGTCGTGTTCCGCACCCTCAATGTCTACCTTTAAAACGTCTACATTTCCTACTTCACTTATTATGCTTTCTAGGGATACCGTGGAAACTTCTTCCGTCCCACCTTCGTCTGTCCATCCGTGACCATTTTCATACTTGAAGTCAACCGTGCCAAAAGACCCACAGTTTTCTGTGTTGTTATGCTTCTTTAGCTTAACGGTATCTCCTTCTGTTTTTCCTACCGCCGCGTGAAAAAGATTTGCGTTTTTGATATCTCTTTCTTCTAGATTTGCTCTACACTGATTGATGTTTATCGTGGAGGGTTCATAGGCATAGATGTTTTCAAACATATAATGGTAGTTTATAATGAACCCACCAACGTTAGCTCCAGCGTCTACGCATGTATTTTTTTTGCCTTGCAGGTACTTGTTTATGGGGTAATCAAATTGACACTCTTGTACAATTCTATTAGTCCAAAGCACCATGTTTTCTGTAGACTCAAGCATTTATCTCTCCAAAACAAAGTATTTTTTCTCGAACCCACATGATTCAAACAATCTAAGACTCGCCACATTTTCAACCTTGACTGTGGCTGAACATTCTGGATTGTTTTTCATGAATTCATTAATCATAAATCTTCCAACCCCCATACCTTGATAATCTGGGTGTGTGGCCACTCTAATGTCGCCGTTTACCTGACCCACAAACCCAACTGGTGTATCGTCCCCATTAACGCATATCTTGTAATTGTTTGCGTTGTATACCATGAATTCGTGGTGATCTTTTGAGGAAATATCATCCTGTAAAATGAATCCTTCCTTAAGTCTGTTTCGTAAAAGCAAAATAAAGTCCCAGTGGTGATAGAGGCACTTTACCATTCTTAGATTAATCTTATCTACCATATGCAGGTCCTCACTCTCAGGTCTGGATTGTCAAGCTGTTTCATATATTCCCTCTTTCCTCCAACCCCCGGCATAAACGGGTTCAGTGCAGACCCGATATCAACATACGTGTTGTTGGGGTGTTCTTGGTAACATTGGTGAATAATCATATTAGACAAACTCGACGCTGCACACAGAAAAACTGTGTCGTTAATTTTGTCTGATGTGATATACTCTTTTATGTCGCTTATCGTGTCGTAGTTATTTATCATGCAGTTTTGACCTATCCTAAAGTCTTTCTCTACCTTAAACGGTAGTTCGCTTATATCTGCCGACTCATTTACAACTATAGCAATTTTTCTGTCCTTAAAGATGCTCATTGTTTCCTCTACAAATCTCTTGTAGTTTGAGTTTATGAACAAGTTGGACCAAGTTAGATTTTCTTCATCTCCAAGTCCGATCATTTCAAACTGCGAATCGTAAAAGAACTGGCCCCACATCGGAACTATACAGCACCTACAACTAATGCCTTTGAAATAATTATCTGCCCTGTACTCTATTGCTTCCTGAAGCTTCTGTCTTTGGAACTCGTGTTTGCTTGGGTCATAGTGCTTATGGTCATCTGGGGGATTATCTGCTGGAAACAGAGAGTGATGTATTTTGTTTTGGCTCTCGCCCATTAGAACCTCTACCCTGTTGAGCATCAGAACTTCGCCATCTGAAAATCTAGAGAACGCAAAGTTTTCTTTGTTGGATAGTAGATTATTGATTATATCCAAGTCGCCGCTCATGCTTTTTTGGGAACCTAGCCCAAGCTTAGTGCTCATGAAATACCGCCTCTCAAAAGCTTTTTAATTACCCTTACATTTATTGACTTTGACCTGTCGTGCTTGCCAAACATTATTTCTTGGTGCAGCTTTCTGATTGAACCTTTGAGTCTTTTCTTGAACTTTATTCCTAAGTCTTTCTTTATCAGCGCGGAACTTGTTCTGTATGACCTCTGGTCTATCACATGTTGGTAGTGAATTTCTACATCCGGTATTGCGTCCTGTATAAGCTCAACAACCTGATTCACGGAATAGTTTTCGTTAGTGACGTTGTATATTTTTCCGTTTGAGATTGGGTTTTCAAGGCACAGTTCATAGGATAAGCAGAGATCATCCACATGTAAGCATGGTCTACATTGCTCGCCCCCTTCGACCATAAGTCTGTTTTCTCTTATAGCCCTGTCTAGCATGGTATTAACCATTACGTCAAGTCTGAGCCTTGGTGAATATCCATACAGCGTTGCTGGCCTAAGGGACGTTATGCCCACACCACCCTTCTTAATATAATAGCCAAGAACATGGTCAATCTCCGCTTTTATTTTTCCATATTGTGTTATTGGTTCGGGAATATCTTTTTCTGTTACTAGCTTCCCTTGCTTTATTCCATACACGCTGGTTGTGGAAGTCTGTATTATTTTCGGAATTTTTTTCTCTATTGATGCATCTATGACATTCATGACTCCGTTATAACTAACGTCGTGAGTAAAGCCATAATCCACATCAGAGCTAGTGTCGTTTGAAAGACAAGCTAAGCTGATCACTGCATCCTTGCCCCTGAGAAGCTTTCTGATTGAGTGCTCTCTTATGTCTTCAACCACACACTTTGCGTTAACACCTGTGACTTCCTTATATTGCTCCACGTCATCCCAAAACCAGAATGTGTCAACAACAGTTACATCATATTTTTGTTGCAGAAGGGGGCAAAGCCTTGATCCTACAAAGCCAGCTCCCCCAAAAACCACTATTTTTTTCATATTATATCCCTTAATATTTCTGCAACCTTCTGTGCCGAATTGCCATCCCCGTAAGGACATTTTCCAGATACTATATCTGGTTGCATGAAGCTTACCTTGCGAAATACCTCTGGAAGATCGCTTGGCGACCCACACATAAAGGCAAACTGCCCAATTCCTTCTAGCCTTTCGGTTATTTTCCTACAGACTATACATCTTTTTCCAAAGAAGCTAGACTCCTCTTGTAGCCCTCCACTGTCAGTTATCAGGAGCCTGCATTTAGAAACCATGTCTATGCAATCTGCGTAGGGAAGGGGGTCTATTACCTTTACGTCCTTTAATAGGTGTTGGTATTTTACCACGTTTGGGTTTGGGTGTATAGGTAACACAAAATCTATGTCGCTGGTTCTGGCCAGTTCATTAATTGTCTCAAACCACTCTGCTATGTTTTCATGGTTTTCTCTTCTGTGTAGAGTAACTAAGACAAAATCCTCCAAGCTAGATGGATGACCCACTAGGTTGTCTAAAACCGTGTTGCCAACAACGTGCATATTGGCTTCTCTACCAAGTGACATCCTAAGGTTGTGTGCAGATGTGATGGTTGGACATAGGTGTACGTCAGCGAGTGCGGATATTGCACACCTGTTAAACTCTTCTGGGTATGGGTTATCTTTATCAAAAGTTCTAAGCCCAGCCTCAAGGTGTATAACTGGAACTTGCCGATGGAAAGCTGCTAGAGCAACAGCAAAAGCTGAAGTTGTATCACCCTGAACCATAACCCCGCTTATGTCTGACAGCGGTGGGAGTTGGTCTAGTATAGAACAGACAATTGCATCCAAGCGACATCCGCCAAGCTGGTCATCTATTTCTATCCTTTTGTATGGATAATTTTCTATGCTCTCATCTACTAGAGATGTATGCTGCCCAGTAAACAGAAGCTTGAACGGTATTTCTCCGTCAATCGCATCTATCACCGGCTTTATCTTAATCCATTCTGGTCTAGTTCCAAAAGCTATTAATAACATTATTTATCCTTTACCAGTTTATACCCTTGGGACAACATAAAATTCCAATACCAGTTGGCTTGCATGTGCCCCTCACCTGTTCTCGATGTGGCAAATGCATCTTCCCCATACTCGCTAGGCTTTAAGGAGCCCCACATTTCTTTGTCATCTTTTGGGTGTGGTGGTACATATGTCCCCAAGCCAAAGTGTTTTTGTAGAGCGTATGAAAAGTGCATATCTTCCCCACCAGATATAAGCTTTGTACTTGGCATTTCTGCCCAATAAGCTCTCAACCATTCTCTCTCGAAAAACCAGCAGTGACCCATTATGTCCACCTGCTCCACTTCCTCGCTTGGATTGTTGGCACAGAAAGATACGTATTGACAACCGGGGTAATTCTGATAATCATCACCAACCATTCTAACCCCACGGCAACCTAGGAGCCCCCTGTGTGTTTTCATGGTCTCTAGGCAGTTTTCAAACCACTTTTTTCCGGGTATTGTGTCGTCATCAAAAACGCAAACATATTCAGTGTCTGCGTTTATTGCGTATGCAAACCTAGCCCACACACCTAGATTTTTATTACAGAAGGCGGATGTGCAGTTTTCTATAACGTCACTTGGAAATTTTTCCATCGACTCTTCGTGAAAGTTACCCCAAAACATTATCTTTGCATCGTCTATAGTTTGAGACTTAATTGCTTCATATTGTTCTTTTAGGGTGTGTGGTCTCTTATAGCCATTTAGGATTGCTGTGATCATTTTTGCAAGTCCTTTATTTTCTTTTCTATTTTTGATACAAGATCTTTGTTTTGTAGCTTTGAGGCTAACCTCTTTACCCTACTAAGGCAGGTGTGGGAGGATAAAACTTTGTTCTTCACGGCTAGAGCTTTCTCTTCCCACTCTTCTTTGGGGTCTGTGTCAATTAGTGGTAGTGGAGCTTTTAGTGAAGAATCTAGAACCTCATACATCTTATCTTTTTGGCTTTCGTATTTTGGTAGAAAGAAAACGTTTTTCCCATAAAGTATAGAATCAAAAAGAACCTGAGGGATATCTTGCGTGTCCTGAGTAACCAATATATTCTCATACTTTCCATACAGTCCGTAGAGGTGCATTGTGGGCGCTACGATATCCACCTCGTTTGCAAGCTCTTGGTTTGTAGAAAGGAAGTGATGTACATCAAACCCATCAGTTATATCAGAAAGCCTACCCTTGACTGTGTAGTTAGATATAACAGCGAGGTCAGCCTTATACTCAGGGGTTTCAACACTTTGTTTAGAAAGGTATATGTCAGCCCCAAGCATAATGTTAATCATTTTTGTCTTTCGTTGCTTGATGGTATTAAACGCCGAAGGACTGTTATAAAATACAAATGGGCAATTAATGCCGCTGGAATCCACGATGTCGTCGAGCTGATCTATTACATCTTGAGTCGCCCCAGTAACATTAACTAACAATTCGATATTATTATTCTGAGAAAGGTACTTTAAGATGTCGTTAGTGAGATAACCAAAGTGTGTTATGAAAACATCTGGCTTAGTGGTGTCAAACGCATCGAAGGCGCTGCTACCATCAGGGGTCCATATATTTGCTTCCTCACCTTCCAAATCGTTTAGGGATTCACAGATATACAGAGGCTCGGTAGACTCTGTGTTAGCGTAATTTTGTATTAGTGTTTTCATGCGATTTGCGAACCTCATGGTATGTTTTGATGTTACTTATTTTGGTTACTGGCTTTTGTATGTTTTTAATGACATGCACTTTGTGTTTTGTTTTTACTAGATCATTAATAGCCTCGAACATAAATTTATTTTTGTAGTCTGCATTGGAGATTATCTTCCTAAAGGATTCTATTGTTTCTTGGTCGTGTAAAAATACTATTTCCGACCAAAGGTTTTCTATTCCAAAGGAGAGGTTTTCTGTGTACCCTTCTTCGTTTATTGTGACCCCAACCTCAAGGTTGTTGCAGGGTTCCTGCTCTAGCATTATAAATGATTTGCCTCCGTGTACAAGAGAGAAGACCTCGGTATCCACCAGCAAGTCTCCGTTGCAAATTAATATTTTGCTATTTGTCGTGTTGTTTATACATAGTCTAACGCTTTCGCAAGAGTTTGAGTGTGGATAAACTTGGTTCTCCACGATCCTTATATTTAGCTCCTTGTATTTTTCCCTTACAAACTTGACTACCTTCTCGCAGTCAAATCCACCGCATATTATAAGCTCAAAGCTTGAAAAAACGCTTTTGAGTGATGCTATTTGTCTGTCTAGCAATGTTGCCCCGCCAAACTTTATCAATGGTGTGGGGCCATACGACTTCATCCTGTGCCCCGCCTTTTCACAAAGCAATACAACCGTTATAAAGTCGTCCATTCTTTCTGATTCTTGCCGTGGAGACGTTACGAATCCGTGTTGTTTTCTCATATCGTAAGGTGTAGTCCTTGAATCTTCGCTTCATTTTCGATATCTTCTTCAAACGCCTGATAGTCATAATAGTCTCTGTATCTTATATTTAGAACCATAAACATCACAACCTTGAGGCCATTGCAGTCAAAAAACACACACTTCTCAAGATCTTTATTTATTGCGTCGTTTATTTTTGTGAAAGCGTCCTTTGGTATCTTTTGGCCAAACTTGACCCGACTGCAAAAAGAGTTTTTCGCTGCGTGCTTGAAGCTTTCGTGATCCCTAAATCTTTCTGAGCCAAAAACAACGACTACTGCATTTATTCCAGATGCTACCAAGTCGTCGCAGAAACTAGCGACTATTTGCTTTTGTTTTCCTTTGTACGTTTTGTGGGGTTGCGACACAACGATATTAAACTTAGTTCTGTCATAGTCTATTTTTAGTATGTCCTTTTTTGTCTTTTCTACCTGCTTCTCTTTTATCTCGTCTGCGTATATCACAATGGAAAAGGTTTTCTTGCACTGGTCCTCAACGGTTTCTAAATCTGTTTTTGTTCCGTTTTCCCTAAAGTAGTTACACACTGACTTAACAACATAAAACTCTTTGTCATCGTCGTATGCCTCGAAAACCGAATCGCCAAACTTTTCTATTCTCCCAGCTTCACACCCCACTTGTATATTGCCATCGTAAACAGCAAACATACAATCTTTGCAGCTAGTTTCGAGCTTATTCTCTTGATGCTTCGATTTCATAGTAGACCCCTGATATTGTTGTCGTATTAATTTTTAAGCCAAGTCTTTGTAAAAGATCAGATACATGATTAACATCTGAGCATGACTTGTTTCTTGAAAAAACCTTGCTGGCGTCTTGGGGTGAAATTCCACCGTTTACTACAGCCCTACAAAAAACCCTCAGGTCTGTTCCTCCAATTGAAATAGAAGAGCCCATTCGCATCTTTTGCCTGAGCTTTACTAGAAACTCCTCTATGCTTTCTATTTTTATAGCATCCAGACAGCCAGAAGCCAATATGAAGGTGCACTCGTTGTCAGAAACCTTTTCCAACTCTACGCCTTCTTCGCTTATCACGACTCTTTCGTAGCCCTGAATGTGTTCTTCATTTTCTTGCACTATATGTATTTTCATTTTCTAACCTCATAAGCCAAATCAAAAATCCTATTCCAGTCATTTATAAACCGTTCCTCTGAGAATTTCTCAAGTATTGTTTTTCTAGCGTTCTCGCCTAACTCCTTGGCCAAGTCCTCGTCTTTGAACAGCTTTTTTATGTATCCACGAAGTTCTTCTTCGTCGTTGGAGATAAAACCATTTACGCCATTTTCAATTACTTCTGGTATCATACAGGTTGCAGTGGAGACAACCGCAGACCCACACGACATAGCTTCCAATAACGAGGTTGGTACAGGGCTTAACGTAGAAGTGTTCAAAAATACCCTACACTGGTTATACTCTTCTACAAGCGCTTGTATGGATGGTGCTGGATCAGAAAGCCCCTCATTGCTTCCTAGAAGCTTTGTTGGTAATTCAGAGGTTATTCTTTTCCACCCCTCATAGTTGCAGCAATAATCCCTATTGGCAAAGTCGTTTACAACACTTAGTAAATATGGTTTAGTGTCAATGCCTAAAGGCTTAAACAGTTCACTATCTACGCTGTGGTGTATGACCTCAAGGTTTGGGCTTCTTATCTCCCATGCGTCTCGTGAGTGCTCTGATATAAATACGTTTATGTCTCCAGCCATTGTTTTTATTTCCGCAAGCCATTCGTCTTTCAGGTTGGGCGTGGGAAACGTGTGCTCCAAGGAGACTACAGGCAAGTTTAGCTGCGTGTTTACAACAGCAGCCGTTTGGAATTGACCAAACTTGCTTTGCGAAAGAATGAAGTCGTATTTTATGCCGGGGTAAATTGCGTTGTCTGGAAGCATATAATAATTATCTGGGATCTCTGCATACTCTGTTCGCCACCGTTTCATATCGTTTGCGTTGAATACATAAAAATTATGGCCGGTTTTGGCTAGCTGCGTTTCATATCTTTCATGTGTTGAAAAAGTCAGGATATTATATTTATCCGGCTTTGGTAGAACAGCGTCTCTTATTATGTTGATGGATTGACTAGCCATTGATATACTCCTTCATCATATTCCCGATGACTTCATAGGAAAACTTCTCTGCCTGCTTTAGTCCAGCAAACCTATCTATGTTGTCTCTGTTTTCGTAATAGTACCTCATGGCTTTCTTTATTTCAGACTCGCTTGGGCTAAACCACTCTTCTCTACCCGTGAATATATCTGGAAAAGCTGCGTCTGTACATTGACACACGCTAAAGTTTCCGCCGACACATGTGCCAGTTGAGGGGTTGTCTTTATCTATAAAATCTTTGGGTCCACCAAAGCTACTGCATATTGGAGTTTTACCAAAAGCCATAGCCTCAAAGGAAGGTATTGACCAAGCCTCCCCGTGAGTTGGGGACAGGAAGCAGTCTCCATATTGGTGCAAAGCTTTTATTCCTTCCCCATCTATATCTTCAGGTATTACCACCTCTGTTATATAGTCTTCCACTTGCGGATACATCCTCAGTCGGGATTTTATTTCTCGGAGCGAATGATTAACTATCTCTTTGACTTGCTCTGGGGAACTCCCAAACCTTCTTATCTTCAATATAAGAGAGACTGGCTCTGACTTGTCAAACTCACTATGGAAGCACCTTATGATAGAAGGGAGGTTCTTTCTGTCGTTAAGGTCCCCTATATAGTAAAACTTGAACTTATGGTTTATTTCTTCTATGGATATCTGCTGTGTGCCGGACTTATATTTGTCCATGTTAAATGTGTGAGGGACAACCTTCAAGCTGTTAGGTACAACAAGGCCATCGTTGATAAGGCTTTGCCATAAATCCTTATTGGGCACCCACACCTCGTCCATTTGATGTAAATCAACGAACCAAGGGATCGTTTTTATGCTTGTTGATTCCGACACAAAAAAAGCTATGTTCTTTTTGAATCTTTTGGTTCCAACTAAGTGGTGAGGCAAAAGATGCTGTATGCAAACATCGCAGTCTCTAGTGTCTTTACTCTCTAGCTCTAATATCTTTGGGGGTACAGAACCTTCCTTGCCTGTCAACGACACGTTTCTACACACCACGTCTACACCAACAGAGTCTAGGGCCAATATATAATCTATTGCTGCCTGTGCCCATCCTGTGGATTCTCTATAGTGTCCTAAATATAATACTTTCATCTTATTTATCCTATTGGTGAGCTGGCGACATCGCCATTCTTTGTTGTTCCCAATAATTTCTTCTTTCACACAGTTGCTTCAAGTGGTCATATGCTATATCCAAGTTGAATGGCTGTCTTGTGTTTCTACCGTCAAACGCAGAGGAGCTTTCATTAAAGTACATTCCGCCGGTGGTTGCGGTTGCACTTTGGTATAGCAAATCTCTCGTCAGTCTGGCTTCAAAGTGTGTATTAACCCTGTCTGGTTCGCATAGCACATTCACAACTAACCATCTGGCCAGTTGTTTGTGGTCTATGTCCTCAGGAAGATTTTCTTTTGGTTGGGGCATATATATTCTTGGGCTAGAATCCCACGTTTGGTCGTGAGGAATAATATCAACGCTGTCAAAGTATTCCTCCCACACTTTTCCACTTTTGTCCCACTGATAATGTTTTTGGAAAGCCTCTCTTGTTTTTTCCCCAGCTTCCTTTCTTTCGTCTGCTGACTTAGAAAAGAATTCAAGAAACATGTCGGCTGCTAAATCATTGTCTGGAACTGCTCTTAAACACCCTGTCTCCAACTCTTTATAAAGTGCCGCTGGCTTAATCGGGTATCCCTCAAGTTTTCTCAGTACGCTCTCCATGGCGGAGTAATCAGTTCCCATTACTGGGATGCCACAGGCAGCCGCTTCAACCTGAGGAAGACCAAACCCTTCACAGTTTGCATATTGTACATACAAATCAAACGTGTTAATTATGGAAGCTAGATCCTCGTAGCTTGCTCCCTCTTTTACACTAGCAACTGTAGCACCATATTTACCCGTGAATGGAGACTGTGCTATTGCACCCTTGAACAGAGACGGGAACGGCCTTCCTGTTTCCCTACAGATATAGGTGAACATTACGTGTGAGGCAAGCTCATATTGTTGTATAAGCTCAGGAAGATCCCATCCCAAGTCTGGATAACTTGTATGGCAATAGAGTATGTACTTTTTATCTTCCGACTTATCTAGGAACTTTTTGAAAGCCTCGAATAAATCTGGGTACAGCTTGCGTCTCTGGTTACGCATTACCGTGCCTATTATCTTAAACTCTGGGTCTATTCCAAGCTGCCCCTTGTGGAAGTCTTTATCGTCCACAGGGGAGTATGCTGCGTGAGCAGAGGGGGGAGCGCTTCCAAGATAATTTATTGATCCACCAGATTGATCGTCTAGAATACCACCGGCCCAGTCTGAGTACGTAAGGCAGGCGTCTGCGTTTTTGTATGTGGCTACCCACTGTCTGGCTTGCGGTCTAGCGTCAACCGTTGGCATAACGCACCATTTGAAAAATTTCCTAAAGGGGGATCTTTCAGCAAACTCTAGCATCCAAAAGTCTCTAATGTCACAAACTATATCCGGCCTAAAATCTAAGCACACACTCTCAAAGATGAACTCCCCAAATTGATTTCCGGGGTTAGAGTGATACTTATCTATTTCTTCTTGGCTTGCCTTTGGCTCAGAAGATTGATTGGGCATAACGCCATAAAACTTCCAAGGCAAACCGTTGGCCCTTGAGTCATTTCTCTCACCATAAGACGCAAGCTCAGCCAGTTCGTATTTACCGGTGGAGTGTAGATAATTCAAGATTTCTCTAGCATACGTGGAGTATCCAGTATTTAGAAAAGTCGCCTCGCTACAAAACAGTATTCTCTTCTTTCGCATTTATTTGTCCTTAATAATCCGTGACTTCATTTTCAACGCTTGCAAAGTCAAATTCGTTTATTCGGAATATGATGTCTCTATTATTCTTGGAAACGTTTTTTGCCGAGGCGTGAACGTGTATTTTAGTCCCTTTTGATGCAAACTTTTCTATAGTTTCAGCTCCAGTGTGCCAAGCTTCACATCTTATAAAAGTGGGGATTCTGCTTTTTTCACCCGTACTCTTGGTCTTTCTGTACGTGTAGGTGACAAGTGTGAACTCTACTAGGCTAACCCCATTAATAGTAGAGAGTTTAGGGTCGTCTGTTAGAAACCCTGTAAACGAGCAAAGATTCATTATTTCTTCCTTAAGTCAATCACGCCAACGTCGTTGGCTACTTGGTGTATTTCGACAGTGTAATCCTCTGAAACGCTTTGGTTGTCTACTAGCGTGCCTTTAATAGAGTAGTCATCAATAAGCACAACAGATTCGGTATGTTTAATTTTGTTGAATTGATCTAGTGTTTCTTTGGGGTCGTTTCCCCCGTCTAAGTAGTATATATTATAACCATCTTCGATGTGGTCTATAGCATCACCGTAGATTGTTTCTAGGGGATACCCCTTCTTTTGTGAAGCTAGTTCTGACTTTGCTATATTATCTAGGTTTATATCTACCACAGTGAGCTTACCACCAAACTCATTGATGTAATCGCCCCACACTAAGTCGCTCCATCCAGAGCCAATCCTCCACTGGACATTATACGTTTCTATAGCTCCAACCTGAAAGACTGAAACCGGAGACGAGTCAAAGCTTTCTAATACCGCGTGAAACACTTTGTCCCGACTCGGTATGTTTGATGGTAAACTATTGCTTTTTCCCAAGAATAAAACTTCGTGGGCGAAATCAAACTCTTCCATTGTTAAAAATCCCTATCTTATTATTTTAGAAAGGACGGCAAATTAAAACACATTAAATTTCAAATATTGTATTAACTATGAAAGAATCATCTTGTTTTGATGCAGCTCCGCTAAAAAGCAGATTGTTTCCCTCGTATAATAAATACTTAAACTTATCCCTACAGTCGGGGAAAACGATAACGCTGTCCAAAGAACAGGTTTCATCTTCTATGGTTAAAAAAGCCATAGTTTTTCCCGTAGACTTACCCTTGTTTATTTTGTAGTCTGAAACTCTTTTTATGTGTCCTGCTATAAGTATGTTTTTTCCACGCTTTCCATCTAGCAGCTCTTTGCATGTTGTGTTTGCCCCAGACGTGTCAGACGTTTCTATCTTAGACATTGAAACTGGACATCCGAGGAACTTTACCTCTTGGTCTACAACCCAGTCTGGGTCATCCGATAGGCTGTATGGAGGGTTATTTAAAAAGTGTATTTCGTTGTTAACTGCCTGACTGCGTTCAGCCCTGTGTGTTCCCCCACCCTCTTTTTTGGTTGGAGCTAAATCTGTCAAACAATCAATTAGGGTCTTCCACCTTGAGTTGGCATAGTTTTCTTCTACCCACTTTTGCTCCGCTTTAGTCAGGCCCCTGTAAATTTCGTATTCATACAGAGCTTGGTTTCTGCTGACATGATCTTTAAAGCCTCTGAAAAAGCCTACTGATGCTAAGGCTTTAAAGGCTGTTGAATTAACTTTCTTTGTAAAGAAAATCAAAATCTCCATCCAGAAGAAGTTGTCTGCTGTTTTTCTAAGTTCTTCTTCTAGCTCTCTAACGCCACTGACAACTTTGTCGCCTGTTTTGCCGGTTAGGGACTTTACATCCTTTACCCCAAAATATATGTTATCGCCATTGATACTAAACTTATCGCTAAAGTTTGTTATGTTGGGCGTCTTTATGTTTATATCAAATAGCTTTGCATCGTAAACTAATTCATAAGTCTCTTCGTGTGTGTCTTGTTTTTCGTTGGCGTTGTAAAGGTATGCCAAGAAGAATTCTAGGGTGTGGTGAACCTTGTAGTATGCACTCCAGTATGAACACATGGCATAAGCAACTGCGTGGGACTTGTTGAACGAATATCTAGACGACTTTTCAATCCAACTAAAGATTTCTTCAGCCTCTTCTTTGCTAACAATGCCCTCATTGGAAGCTCCTTTCAGAAAAGACTTCTTAACCTTAGCCATTAGTCCAGCCTTTTTCTTCCCGATGGCCTTTCTTAAAACGTCTGCCTCTTGAAGGTCGAAGCCTGCTATTTTCTGTGCTATTCTCATGGACTGCTCTTGGTACACAAGAACTCCATGTGTTGGCCTTAAAACGTCTTCCAAGGACTCGTGAAGGTACTCAACCTCCTCTAGACCGTGTTTTCTATCAATGTACCTCTGTGTCATTGATTTACCATCTTGGATTGCTTTTAGACACCCCGGCCTGATCAATGCAACCAGAGCCGCAAGCTCCTCAAGATTTCTGGGCTTAAGCTTTTTAGACCAAGATTTACCAAGGTTACTTTCTAGCTGAAACACCCCCTTGGTTCTTCCTTCGTGAAATAGCTCCCAAGTTTTTTCGCAATTATAATCAATTGACTCAGACATACAAATCACCATCTGCAAATGCTTTATCTATAGTTAGTTTTCGGTATACTGACCTGTGTGTTTTCATGAATTTTATCATGATATTGGCCGTATCCTTAACATCCTGAAGTGCGTCATGCGCGTTATCTTTGCTTAGGCCCATGCGTTCACGGAGTGAATCCATGCTAATTGATTTTACAGATGGGTCTCCCTCCGTCCACATAAACATATTGTCCATCATGTCTATTTTATATATCTTATGAAACAGTTTTTGCTTCTGAGAATCTTTGTCCCAAGGGCCGTAAGCCTTGCATAACCTGTTTATAATCACCATGTCGAAACCTATGATGTTAAAACCGGCTGGTATTGGGGCAAACCACTGGGTTCCCTTCCAATTATACTGTTCTACAAATTTAACAAACTTTTTCCAGACAGCCTTTGGGCTTGGTGCCTTTGCTAGGTCTTCTCTGTTTTTTCCTGTGATCCTTAGGGCTTCATCTTCTAGTGGGTCTAGTCCTAGACTGATGGCTTTTTCATCGTCCAGAATAGGTTTCATCTCACTGTTGAAGGTTCCCTTTAGCTTAAAGTTTCTTCCGTCCAGAGCTAAAGCCGCAAGCTGTGTGGGCTGTGTGGTCACTGGGTTTCTGGAGCCGGTCTCAAAGTCAAACACTATTATATCTCTATTAGCCATTCAAAACTTCCTCAATTTTCATTATCTTATCCAAAAGATTAATACCTAAAACATCAAATTTAACATGACCCAAGCTCTCTAAGTCGGCCATTTCTAGTCCAGCGATCTTTTCTCCACCGCTTTTCTGATCTACCATTGGACACACATTATACAATTTCTCTGAGGATATTACAACACCTGCTGCGTGTTTTCCCTGAGTCTTGAACGTGCCCTCTATTCTTATTGCTTGGTCAAAATACTCTGCATAGTCGCCCTCTAGGTCTCCAGACTCTGATACAAAGCAGTAGTCCTGAAGCTCTTTTTGGTTGTTTATTAATGCCCACTTGATTATTGACCTGTCTTCTTCGTCCATCATTTGTAGCTGATCAGAAACATCTGCTTCGTTAGGGATGTGTTTTGATATCTCATTCATCTCACCAAAAGAACAGGCTTCATTAACTCTTAGCACTTCTTTTATTGCGCTTCTACCTTGCAGTCTTCCAAATGTTAGCATTTGACTAACGTTGTGTTTTCCATACGTGTCCTTTAGATAGTCAATTATTTCATCCCGTTTCTTTCCGGGGACATCAATGTCAATATCTGGTAGAGAGATATTTCCAGCGGTGTTTCTTCCGCTGTTGTAAAACCTTTCAAACAGTAAGTCAAACTCAATCGGGTCGATTTTTGTTATGCCTACGAGATAGGATATCAAGCACCCTGCGGCTGAGCCTCGCCCCGGACCAGAAAGCCAACCCTTGCCATTCACGAAATTAATTATATCTCTAACTATCAGAAAATAACCAAATAGGTTTGCGTCGTTTATAACATCAAATTCTTTGTTGAATCTTTCTAGATATATATCCTCGTCTTCCTGATCTTCGACCTTACCTGTCTTCAGGAGAAACTCACGCCAACCTTCTCTGCATAGCTGTTTAAGATATTCTTCTTCTGACTCTCCGCTTGGGGTTGGAAAAGCTGGTAGCATTGGTGGGCTGAGAATGTCATATTCCTCACACTTATCTACTATCTCTTTCGCTGAGTCAATCTGGTTATCAGAACAACCCAGAAGGACCTCGACGATTTCTTCTCTATTCTTTACGTTTAGGTCGTTTCTATCAAAGAACTCTTGTAGTTCAATGTGATCACCCTTGGATAGAAGTCTGTTTACTTTGGGCATGGTTGTTTTCATTTTTGAACATAGAAGGATTCTGTGTAGTGGAGCATCTTCCTTCTCTGTGTAATATGTGTCCATCAGCGCTGGACTTTTTTCGTAGAAGTCGTCCCCTTTTATTGGAGACCTGTCAAGGCTTTCAGCCACACAGATAAGGTTCCCGTTTTCACATATTGCTCTTAAGGTTTTTACGGGGACGTTGCCTTGTTCATCTAGAGAGGAGACAAGCTGGATTAAGTCAAACCACCCGCTATGATTTTTTGAGAACAGCGTGTAGCCATCAAAAGAACAGCCTATGATAGGTTTGATGCCTTCGCTCTGGCAGGATCTGTAGAAAGAAACTGCTCCAGATATGGACTTGTAGTCTGCTATTCCACAAGCCCTGTACTTATTTTCTTTACATTTTTTTGCCAGTTCAGCGGGCTTAGAGAAGCCTCTGAGTAAACTGTAGTGCGTATAATTGCACAATGGAGACCAGTCCATAGCGTTCCTTCTTTCAACATAAATTTCAAAAAAAATGGAAGGGCGGGATTTTCATTTATTTACCCGCAACTTTCAGGGACAGATATGTTCACCTCCCCCGAAGGGCAGGGTCCCTACTTGTACCGCCAACCGAGACCTCAGCCATTTGGCCATCAACCTTGCCCAGCGTGCCTTGCCGCCTCTGTCTTGCTGCGACATTTCAGCCACCTTCCTAATCGACGGGAGCTACCCGCCGTCATTATATTATAGCAAGAAAGCCCCTCTGTGACACTATAAAAATTGAATAATATAAATATTGTACAGAAAAGCTTACTCGCTAATTGTGCTAGTTATGCTGTCTTGTTCTTCGCTTAATATTTCTTGCTTTTCAAGTTCACATTCAGGACACCCTTCCATGAACTCATCATGCGGTTTGACAAAATGATGAACCCTAAGCATAGCTAAGCTTAGTTGCTGTTGATTAAGAGTCAGTTGGGATTGTCCTTGCATCAACATGCTCATTCCTTTGTATGCATTCTCTTCAAACTTTTTGTTTTGAGGATTTTCTACCTCTATTTTATATTGTTTACCTTCTTCTGGGAGATTTTTATAGACTGTGTACCCCACTGAAAGTGTTGTAACAATGTTTACTGACAACAGCAGGATCACTAACTTCTTGAATATCGTCATTGCGGCGTCCCCTATTAAAATAACTGTTTAATGATTTTCCCACTATTCGCTATCCTCATAGGTCTTCCGCTATTGCTTGTGAATGTAGTTTGTGTTGACACCCCCAGAGCCTTACATATCGAAGCCATTACGTCCTGAGATTGATAGGGTTCACTTTCTACGGATGTGCCATCTTTACTGGTCTCTCCTATTGCGATACCCCCGTTCATGCCTGCTCCACCGACAGCCACGCTCCAACTGCGTGCCCAGTGGTCTCGCCCAGCATTTCCATTTATTCTTGGTGTACGGCTAAATTCTCCCATCCATATGATAGCCGTATCTTGCAGCAAGCCTCTTTGCTCTAAGTCTTCGATCAAGGCGCTCATGGCCCTATCCAACACCGGTAGCTTTGTGTCTCTAAGGGTTGGGAATATATTCTGGTGATTGTCCCAGCCCCCTAGGTTGACCTCAACAAATGGCACACCGGCTTCCACCAGCCTTCTGGCCATCAAACACCCCTTGCCAAAATTGTTGTTTCCATAACGCTCTTTAACTTCTTCCGGTTCACTGTCAACCTTCATAGCGTCCATCTTTTCGCTTGTTAAAACATCGAAAGCTTGCTTAATAACATCTCTATGATCTTTGGCGGCACTGCCTCTGTTTTGTTTTATAAAGTTATTCTCTATTAAATCTAAAGTAAACGCCCTCTGGTAAAACCTTTGGTCAACTTTGATATCTAGATTTTTTACTCTTCCATTGCTACTCACCACAAACGGCGCGTATTTCATTCCTAGGTATCCTGCTCCAACACTACTGCCACCAACTGATATAAATTGAGGTATAGCAAGATCTTCTCTTTTTAGCTGATGAGAAAGCACCGCACCATAACTAGGGTGTTTCATCTGTGGGTTTGGCACATATCCAGTGTGCATGTAGTATCTTCCACGCATGTGATCGGCTTCTCGCGTGCTCATTGATCGAACAATAGACATGTTGTGCATTTGTTTTGCCATCATGGGCATGTGTTCACAGATTTGCATGTCACCGGTTGTTGATATAGGCTTGAATGGACCTCCGGTTGGCGCGTCTGGCTTTAGATCCCAGATGTCCATAGTGGAAGGGCCACCGCCCATCCAAAGAAGTATTGCAGACTTGTTTTTCTTGGTCATTTCTTCTGCTTGGAGGCTTAATGCGTCCATGAATGGAAGCGAAGAAAAGCCAGCTAAAAATTTACGTCTATCCATTACTGCTCCTCTTTTATCATTAATTCCGCAACGTATCCAGCCAAATCTTTGAAATATGGATGTTGCTTGTCTTTCCAGTCTTTAAGCATCTGTGTTAACCTTTTGACAATAGCTTTCTCTTCTTCAGTAAAACCGTCAAGCCCGTCTCCCCCAAAAGAAAGAAAGTCAGCGGCTTCTATAATGCTCATGAATCTTTTGTCATCTTCATCTCTTCTTTTTGATGGAGTGGGCATCTTGTCTCCTTAAAATCTAAATTGGAAAAAGAAGTGGGGCTGAACAGGGTATGCTGGGTATACGGGCTGTGTCGAATGATAATGGTAAAAAATGCTCCAATTTTGGTATACAGGATGGGGGTGTGCATATCTATAGTAATAGGGGTTATAGATAATTACAGGCCCTCTGTTCCAGTTGTAATTTCTTTGTACCTGAGGTGGTTGAGGAGGTCTTTGCCACTCTTGTTTACCAAATCCCAGAGGTCTTTGTGTGGGTCTACCAAAGTCTCTAGGTAGTTGTGGCCTCACGGTGGCTGGGGGTGAAACAACCCTTCGTTCCTGAGGCGATTGCGGCCTCGCAGTAGTTGGAGGTTTAATGACCTTACGTTCAGGCTGTTCTGCGTTTACATAAAGTGGCACAAATAGTAAACATAGTACTGATGTTAAATATTTCATTATACTAACTCCTTAATTGGCTCTCTGTGATCAAGAAGATATTGTGGTCTTCCAGTTCTGTCTAGTAGTGTTGTAGACATGGTATCAATGCCAAGTGCGCGATACATTGTGGAACACACCTCTTGAATATGTACGGGTCTTGACTCTGGAACTTCACCAAGTCTATTCGTCTCCCCGATGGTTTGACCATGATTAAAACCGCCGCCAGCAATAAGGGCACATGACACCTGAGGCCAGTGATCTCTTCCACCATTTTTGTTAATCTTTGGTGTTCTGCCAAACTCTCCCCAGACAACAACCAGCGTGTCGTCTAACATTCCACGGCTGTCAAGATCTGTTACTAGGGCTGAAACGCATTGGTCTAGCTTTGCACCGTGATCTCTTACAAGGTCGAAGTTTGACCCGTGGCTATCCCAGCGACCATAAGATAGCGTCACAGATCTAGCTCCAGCCTCAACGAGCCTGCGGGCCATGAGGACATGTTCATTAACAGTAGGTGCTCCGTCATACTGAAACTTAAATGGTTTTCCATCGCCGTACATTTCTCTTATCTTTGGGTTTTCTTTTGAAATGTCTAGTGCGTCAACCAGAGCGCTTGATGTTAACACCCCAAAGGCTTCTTCTGTAAATGTGTCGGAAGCTATCGAGTTGTCTATACTTTCTCTTATCTCGGAAAAACCGGCGAGAAGATCCTTCCTGCTCTTAAATCTATCTACGTCAATGTTAAGCTTTAGGTCTTTCATCATTTCGCCATTAGGCTTAAAGGGCTTATGGGTTTCCCCTAGATATCCAGCTCCACCAGCTTCAGACCAAGGCCCATGCTGAGTTTTATTCGCTAGACCGACAGCCACTGGGACAGCAGGATCGACTGGCCCCAAAATTTTAGATGCACACGCTCCAATGGCTGGATAGCTAGTTCCAGAAACCATGTCTTTTCTGCTCCAACCTGTCACACATTGGTATCCGTCATGGCTACCGTCAGACCCAACTATAGATCTGATGGCTGTGAATTTGTCAAACATAGAGGCTATTTTAGGAAAACACTCACCTATCTGTATTCCGTTGACAGCAGTTGAGATAGGCTTGAAAGGCCCTCTTATCTCAGATGGGGCTTTTGTTTTAATATCCCACATATCTTGGTGTGGTGGGCCTCCACCTAAAAAGATGTTGATTACGGCTTTGTGTGATGTTCCAAACTTATCTTGCGCGTACATGACTTGGGGCATCGACAACATGCCAAGACCACCAACTGTTAAAAAGCTTCTACGGGATAAGGTTAACATAACTGCGTTCCTTCTATGTAATTAAACTTGTTATAATTTTGCCACCGTCTACAATCTCTATGGGCCTGTCGCCGGGGGCCATTAACTCCTTATCGGCAACTATTCCAATCCTGTTGTAGATAGTGGCTGCCCAGTCTTCTATATTAACTGGGTTTTCTTCTGGCTCACTGGCGGTGGGATTTGAGGTTCCGTAAATCATGCCTCTTTGAATACCTCCGCCAGCTATTATTGTACTGAATACCTTGGGCCAATGATCGCGCCCAGCATTGCCGTTTATTTTTGGCGTTCTACCAAACTCAGAAACCACGCACACAAGAGTAGAATCTAGAAGACCTCTATCATCTAAATCCTCTACCAATGTTGCAAAGCCTTGATCAAAGGCTGGTAGCTGACTCTTCATGCCATTGGCAATATTGTTGTGCATGTCCCATCCGCCATAGGTAAGTGTAACGAATCGCGTTCCGGCTTCAATCAAACGGCGGGCTAGTATCATTCTGGCACCAGCGGTATTTCTACCATACTTATCTCTTAATGCAGACGGTTCCTTCTCTAGATCAAACGCTTCGCTTGCTTTTACATCGCCAATTAATTTGTAGGCTTTGTTGTAGAAGGAGTTTACTGCGTTTATGGAGTCGGAAGACTCTTTTGAGTTAAACTCAGTGTTTACTATGTCTAAGACCGTTCTTCTTCTGGCAAATCTATCGTCTGACACTGGAAGCTTGAGATCTCTTACCTCAAAGTTATTACTAGCTGGGTCAGAGCCTAAGCCAAAACCTGAATAGGAGCTACTGAGGTAGCCTGTCCCAGCATACTCATTTGGCTGATTTGGTATGCAGACATATGGGGGTAGGTTGTGGCGTGGGCCAAGCTCATGAGAAACCACAGACCCCATTGAGGGGTACTGTAGTGCTGGGCTTGGTCTATAACCAGTAAACATGTTGTGAGTTCCACGCTCATGGGCCGCTTCGCCGTGGGTCATGCTTCTGATAATTGATATCTTGTCCATGACCTTAGAGGTTTTACTTAAAAACTCTCCCAACCTAACGCCGGGGACATTGGTTTCTATGCTACGAAGTGGCCCACGATACTCCAAGGGGGCAAATGGTTTTGGATCAAAAGTTTCCTGATGAGCCATGCCTCCGGGGAGATAGATAAAAATAACACTCTTTGCCGGTCCTTCCACGCTTTCGTAAAATTTTTGGTCGGCATTAGCAAAAGATAGTCCAAATCCGCCTAATAATCCAGCCTGCAAAAAAGATCTTCTTCTCATAATATTACCTTTGCTTCTCCTTCTAGTAGATATCTAGGGCGACCACCGTTGTCAACCTTTTGAATGTTTTTAGGAATTCCGAAGTGGTCAAACATGGTGGCGGCAACGTCAATAGGACCAAATGGGCTTTCTATTGGTGAGTATGATTTATCTGCCGCGCCTATTACTCTTCCACTTTCGTATCTCCCGCCAGACATGAGCATCGTGGAAATAGACGGCCAGTGATCTCTACCGGCGTTCTTGTTGAGTTTGGTACGCCCAAATTCACCAGTGACAACCAAGAGTATCTTTTCATTGAGACCCCTCTGGTGAACATCTTCAACAAATGCGGCCAAAGCCTTATCTATTGGCGGAACTCTACCTTTTAGGGCGTTGGCAATATTGCTATGCATGTCCCAGCCACCATAGTGTATTGTCACGAAGCGTGTTCCGAATTCACATAGTCTTCTAGCCAAAAGAAGCTGCTGACCAATAGAGTCTTTGCCATATTTCTCCTTGATTTTTTCATCTTCTTTGTCTAGATCAAAGGCGTCTTTAGCTGTCCCAAGAATCACATCAAATGCCTGCTGATTAAACTTTGTTACAGAGTTAGCAGATGGGCTTGGTATGTTAACGCCTTCAAGCGATTTTAGTAAATCGTTTCTGTTGGTAAACCTACTAACGTCCACCCTTGGTGTTAGATTGTCTTTGTTAGAAGGGTCAAAGGGCTTATATGCTCCACCCAACCAAGCTGGGTCTTCTCCCTCAATCTTGCCCTGCTTTACATATGTAGGAACACCATTTTTAGGATTATTGGCACCATAAATCGCAGATACAATAGACCCATGAGAGGGGAACATAGAGTTAGAGGTTTGACTTCTCTCTTTATTGTAATGAGAGGTCATCATCCAGTGGGTGGCTTGTCTATGCGAGGAGTCTCCATGAGTAAAAGAGTCCACCACGTTTAGCTTAGGAGCTTGCTTTATTAAGCTTTCCCAGTGTGAGCCAAAAGCCATTCCCGTGGGCTTATCAATAAGGGCACCGCCAACGGAACGATACTCATCGGGAACGGAGTCTTCTTTTGGAGCGTGGAAGGTTTCAAACTGAGTTGGTCCACCCCCCAGCCAAACCCACACAACTGAGCTATCTTTAAGTTGAGATTGTTCCTGTTGAGCCAAGGATATGTCTGAAAGCCCGATGGCTGATAAACCACCTCCAATAGCACCAACTCTTAAGAAGTCCCTTCTGTTAGAATAAAAATCTATCATATCACAAACCCTCTCTTTTTTATGTGTTTACCCCGGAGCGTTATAATAACCTACATTAAAGCCCTTTTTGGTACAGCTTTTAACTGTTTCATCCATACCATGCTTTTTAAGGTGCTCCTCTATATATATACACATATTTTTGTTTGTTCCCGGCCACTTGTTTTTATAAAAATGGCACAGCTTAGTGCATTTCCAGTGGTTTCTAGAGTATGACATGGGTTTTGGCGTGTTATTTCTACATATTTGCTGAAAACGCCTCTTTAACATTTCTAAAAACTTAGCCTCGTCCTTCTTATCGAAGCACATGGAGAAAGGACCGCCATCCCTAATATAGAATATAGTCATTATGGACTGTTTGTAATCTGGAAATAACTTAGATATCGCGTAGTTATATAGTAATAACTGGGGGTCTGAACATAACTTTTCGTAAGTTTTCTCTTCCCCCGTGGCCCAGTCTAATCTCCTTCCGGTCTTCCAGTCCACCACCTCTATTATGCCATCTTCTACTTCAGTTACTAAGTCGATGGTTCCCTTGATTGCTAATTGCCCTTCTATCTTCTCCCCATTTGGAAGGGTGTGCTCGTACTTCGCCCAGTCCTCCTCTATTACTATGTCGAAGTGGGGCTCAGCGGCTACAATATTTCTGTTTCTTGGGTCAAACAATCCACCGTTATAGTTTATCGCCTCCCATGTTAATTCTTCACAAAACTTGTAATCCTTTGGTGTGTATTTATGCGTGCAATTTTCAGTGTACCAGTCGTAACTTTTCTTGAGGATGTCGTTTACAAACTCATCGCTGGCAAGCTTTTTCTTGGTGAATTTTATGTCGCCAAGTGCATCATCCTCTAAAAGCATTTTTTTCTTTCTCTGTATGAGGTGTTCACACCCCGCTAGTACCTCCATAACCTTGTGGACAATCGTCCCCAGTTGAGCCTTCTTGCCTGATGTAGACTGGTGCCCAAGAGTGTACGTTATGAAATACTGCATTTGGCAATAATCGTAATTATTATAACTTGAACTTCTTATATATGTAATTAGCAAGGTTTAACCTCCCCACAAAGAATGTAACTTATCGACCTCTTTGCAAAGAAGATCGACGCCACCTGATGAATTGTCTAATTTTACGTCAAAATTTGACCAATCAAAGTTCTCTTGGTCTAATGCACACTCGCTATCGTGGTCGTCGTCGTAAACCTCCCTTGTGAGCCTAACAACCTTTCCACCTGCGTTATGTATTGCTTCCACTTCGTTTGGGAATCTTATATCAGCAATAATTGCTAAATTTGTCTTCTCTCGCTTTATTGTTTTCATTAGGTGGTCAACCCAAACGTTTGGCTTGATTGATCTGCAAACGTTGGTTCCAAAATACTGCATAAACTCACGGGCAGTTGCTGGGGTTCTTCTTAAGTTGCCAGTGTTGTTTCTCACTCGTAGGTTTGTCATGGTATTTTTTTGCTCGTCGGTTCCGTAGACCTGTTCTGGTTTTAAGTCGAAGAGATCAACACACAGAGCTTTAAGGGTATCCGCAAAGCTATACATTTTAACATAAGGCCATAGTTCCATTTCAGCAAAAGAAACGAACTCATTATCTTTTCTGGTGACATCTAGTAATCCGTGCTCAACCCTTCTATCCGCAGTCCTTGTTGCAATTATCAACTCTCCCTTTTCACCTAAGAAGAAGTCCTCAATCATACCTCTTCTAGTTAATATTAGGCCATTTATGTAGTTGGCCATTGTGTTTTTACCAGACTGCTTTTTTCCCGATATACCCAAAATTTTACACATCAATATGTTCCTCTAACTTGTGGTAATATGGTATCCCTTATGCCCGAAGCGGTCATGTCCCCGATGTCTTTTCTTGTCATCTTGGGAAAATATAGCTTGAACATCCTACTAAACCTTCTTTGTATCTGAATTTTAGATTCTCTTCCAGCTTGGTCGTTGTCTGTTAATATAACAAGCTTTGTTACTCCGCTGGCGAGCACTTTTTCTGACTGTCTCGCGCTTAGATCTTTTCCGAAAATACTCACTGCATTTTCTACACCCGCCTCGTAAAGCTTCCAAACATCCCCTTGTCCTTCGGTTATAAAAAGACACGAAACGTCTTTGGCCTTGTTTATTGCTCTGTGGTAATTATATAAAAAATTGCTTTTGTTTATTCCTTTGGTGAATAAAAACTTAGGTGTCCTGTAGTCTTTCGTTGATCTCCCTATGTAACCGACCACGCTAGACCCATTGTCACTATGAATGGGAATAATCGCCCTCTGATACATAGGAGAACCTTTGTCCAAACAATCACCCACCTCAAAGTAGAGTAAGGTTTGTTCGTTGAACCCTCTTGTTGTGAAATATTCGGAGGGGTGTAAAAGATTGTATCTTTCTTTGACCTCGTTGAATGAGTCGTTCTGTTTTTTCTTTGTACTTGAAAACAGGTTGACCATTTTAACAAAATCGCTAGGCTCTTCTTTCTTCTCCACATCTATTGTTTTGCTGTCTATGTTAAGTATTTTGCAAGCCCATCTTAGTGCCCCCTTGAAGCCAACGTCTTTGTTTTCCCGTTGAGATAGTACACCTCTGATTAGGCCAAAAATATCGCTCCCATGTTCGTTTTGGCAATCTCTAGTCCAGCATCTCCACACTTGCTTTTCTAGCGAAAGGGAAAACGCCCTTTTGTTGTCGCTCCCTTCATGTATGGGGCAGGTTGAAAAAACATTATCTCCAACAATTTCATAATCCATCTCTAAGTTCGACAATACAAGCTCAATATCTTTAAACAGGAGCTTCTTGATCTTCTTCAAATCCATCATTTACTTCGTCTAAGCCTTTATCGTCAATAAGTCCTGTGTCGTCAACTGGTTGATTTTTGAATTCGTTTCTGGTTTTAAGCTCTGTTAGCTTTGCGTACTCACCAGCCATATTCATGTTTATGTAGTTGCCATCGTCTAGTCCGGGGCCATGTCTTGAAACAATTGGTACTAGCTTTCTGTTGCCTGCGTTTGGGCCGTCTTCCGCCAGCTCTTCAGGAGACTTTAGCTTAAAAATGGAAAATGATGTACATAACCATATCAATCTGTCTGACCCGCTAACCGCATCAGTGCTTTCTTTTGTTATACCGTCCCGATTTAACTGAACAAATGAAAGGCACGGAAAGTCGTATTTTACACATAGGTTGTGAAGTGAAGTTATTTGAAACCCTAAAGCTTGATATTCTTGTATGTTGTTAGTTATGGTGTTTGATGACATCAGCTTTAGGTAGTCATATATTACCACGCACTCATTTGTCTTCCCATTTTCGTCCATCCTAACGTCTTGAATTATCCATCGCTTGATGATATTTAGGATTTGATCAAATGGTTTTCCAGCTACACTGACGTAGCTATAAGGTATCGACTCTATATGTTTTACGGACTCGTGTACTCTTGAATTTTTTTCATCGTCTTCTAAAAATTTCCCCGTGGCAATATCGTTTATGGGAACGCCACTGAGGTTTGCAAGAATTCTATTTAGGTGATCTTCTTTTGACATTTCGGTATCTAATACTAGCACTGGGACACCCTTTGATGCCACATTTAAAGCTACATTATCTGCAAAAACACTTTTACCGACCTTGGGTCTAGCGGATACTAAATCTACACACTTACGGCGTAGCCCCCCGCCTATTGCGTGATCGAAACGTGGGAAGCCTGTTGGTATACCTATTATGTCGCACTTGTTTTCTTTGATGAATTCAATGTATTCATCAATGTCTTTACCGATTGCCTCTGGCCTCTCTCCACCATCATCCTCCCGAAGAAAGTCCATGACTGGATTCTCTAGCATGGAAATTATTTCGTCGGTGCTTTCTGCTCCCGTAACACTATCCATGTCCTTGTGTATTTTTTGCGTTAGGGACTTGATATTTCTGGCAAACTCAAGCTTCTTTATTTGTACGGCGAAGTTGAAAACGTTGTCTTCGTTGATTGGAAAATCAAACAGGGACTTTATATACTGTAGTTCTTGGCTATTATTTATTGAGCTGGAAAAGTTTAGACGGTCAGCGGCAGACAAAATAGACGGAAGGTCTACCGTTGAGTTATTATCTAAAACATCTTGAACACATTTATATAGTATTTGGTTGTTTGTGTGTCCAAAAGTATCACTATCAATTATGTCGGAAACATCAATGTACGCATCAATGCCGTACTGAAACAGACCGGACAAGACCGCTCTTTCTGCTCCAACGTCTGTTAGGATTTGATCCATGTTATCTTCCTGTGCACTTGTTGCATCTTAAAAACTCTCCACTAACTAAGCTTGCGTGGATCTTAAATTTCCCGCCACAAACATGGCAAACCTTTTCTACACTTTTGGGTGAGGGTCTGGATCTTGGGGTGAGTTCAACGTCTGGGGTGGATACATCAGAAAACTCCGATCCGTCATCACTCCAAGTATTTTCCCCTGCCTTGACAGGCTTTTTTCTGGCGACATTAGTTGGTCTATTTACAGTAAACTCCTCACTTACAGAAGGTATTTGTTTTTGGGGCTCTGCTTCTGGTTCGGCAGAACCGCTTTTTTTCTTTTGTAGAAGTTTTTCTAGCTCTTCTATGCTTAAGTCTTCTGGGTTCATAGTCTTTTACCTTTCTCAAGTAGTATATCTCCCTTACGCTTAAGTTCATAAACTTTTCCTTCAAGGGATTGTAGTCTAGCCTCTGCAACCTGACGCATCTGATCGCACTTAGCAGCGTATGAATTTTCAGCTATTATACTCTGGCGCTTGACTTCATGTTTAGTATACTGGTCAAAGTTTCCGAGATTGCGGGTAACCATTTTTTCTATCTGGTCTTCGCACCAATCGAGAACGACTTTATTTTTGTTTATTTCGTCTTGTATATAAGAGGCGTAGCCATATATGACGTAGGCGTGGTCGAACAGCTCGTCCCGTGTTAGAGAACTCATTGTGCTTCGTTTCATATCTGAAGAGTGTAGAAACTCTTCATGGAAGCTGACAAACCTTGTGTTAGAAAGATCAAGATAATCATTGATCTGTTCGATATGCTTAGATAGTGTTTCAGCAGCCCCTAATAGCTCTTTTCCAGTCATGTTCTGTTTCCGAATATTTGAGTACAGTTAATTCAATATTATTCATCTCACACCACGCAGCCTTGTCTTCGTCTCTAGCTTTCGCCCTGAGGAAGTCGGCTTTATTCTTGTGAAAGAAAGGTATGTGTTCGTAATGTTGTTGTCCGTGTACTTCAAAGGCTCTTTTAATATTCGGTATAAAAAAATCCAAATACAGAACAGACCTTTTGTTTGGTGAAGTGCTTCCGGGTAGCTTTACTTCTTCGAGTATACTGTAGCTGCTGTAAATCTCTCGCAAGATCCTTCTCGCCGCTAAGTGATACTTTGATCTCTTTTTGGTGTCATTGTGGTACACTTCATATTTGGTAAGATTCCAAACATACTCTCTACCATTGAAACCTATGGCCTTCAAAACAGCTCCTTCACTTCCTCGTAAATAAAGGAGACTATTGATGGGTTTTCATCTAAAAATTCTGATAGGTTTTTGACACCTTGGAACTTAAAGAATCTCTCTATGTCCTCTGGTTTTTCCCCCACTTCGTTTTTCTTCAAAACTTTTGCTATTACTGGGTTGTCTTTGTTGTCTACGGCGCATTGCACCGTATACCAAGCTCCAGCAGCTTTTATGAGTCTAAATTCACAGGCTATATGTATGATTTCCTGAGTCTCGTCAATTCCAATGCCGTATCTGATCCAGCTTTCTGCTGTTGAGTTGGGTATTCCCCCAGCGTTTGAAGTTTTAATATTCCAATTGGCTATCTGACCCACATGAGGCCCAGTGTCCTTTGGAACCTGCCATCTTCCACGGTGTGTTATCACCATGTTTGTACCTGCTTGGTATTGTAGCATGTTTCCGCAGTCTGCCATTTTGAGTGGTGAATATCTACTGCCGCCTGTATTTGCTATATTATGCGTTATAAAAAGCAGTATAACTTTATTTTTTGTTACTGAGCCCCCAATCCTCTTCAGGAACATGGATAGCAACCTAGGTAGAGCATTTCTGACGCCTGTTCGTATCTCCCCGTCAAGCTCGTCTTTTGGCACCATGTTTGACGTTGAGTCAACTATTATTAAACATGATGGGTCATTGTTGACGTAATATTCAATAATGTTTAAAAAATTCTCAGCGGATAGAACTTTGTCGTCAGTAGATTCCACAACGAGTATCTTATCTGGGTCTAACCCCTTGATACCGTTGAAGTTTTGTATTGCTAGTCTACCCTCTGTGTTTATGTAGATAACCTTTTTACCTAACTTTTGACACTTTGCTGCAAAGTGAAGTGCTGTTGTTGTTTTTCCACTTTTTGGGTCTCCAGTCATAACAACGCAACTGCCCTCTCTTAACCCTCCACCCAAAGCTATATCTAAAGCTGGTGAGAGACCTATTACATCTAGGCTGTTGAGATTTTTTAGAACTTCGGAGCCACTCCTTACAACGTCTCCGTATGTGGAAACTATAGCGTTGCTAACCACATCTTCTAAAAATCTATTTGTTTTCTTCTTTGCCATCTAGTCCTCTCAATCTTTGCATCTTAGATATTTTTCCAAAGCTTTTACCTGACCGAGACTTCGGATCTTCCTTTACTTCAATGATAGTCGATTGGCGATCTTCTTGCTCAATTATTTTTTGATATTTTCGTATTACCGAGTCGATATTTGGATACCGAAGGGAATACACACTCTTTAACTCTCTGGAGTTTATAGCTCTCACTATAGCTTTTGTGCTATATTTCTTGATAAGTCTGTTCGCAAGAACGACCTGATGTTGATAGGTTTTTTTCCACTTGTCGGTGTTCCAAAACTTGTAGGCTTGAGTGCCCTCATTTTCTTTTTGAGCCATCCTTGTGCACATGATCTCGGCAACATACTGAGCACATGTGCAATATTCACCAGTGGAAGGCGACTGATATTTACTATTTTCCGTTCTCTCTTTTGCCATGGTTATATATTATAGCCTCCTCAAAACAATTTTCAACACTATCTTCTTCTTTTCTCTCTTCAATTATTTCTGGTGTTAGCCACATAGATTTGTGCATAACGCCGTCCTTCAATTTTCCAACTGTGTAGTAGTATCTTGTCGATCCCCCCATCTGCCCCATCAGGGATCTTATGAGATACACAGCTTCCGCCCCTCCGATGTCTACCTCTTCTTTGTGTGACTTAAACTGGATGCTAAGGTTGATGACGCTTAGCATCTTTTCTTCGCACATAGATTTTATTTCAAGCCATACGTCGTAGTCTTTGAACCATATTTGCTTTCCATCGGAAAGGGTAACTATTACCCAGATCGCAGATTTATCCTTTTTATACTCTTCAAGCCACTGCTCCCTTGAGGTTATATAATTATCCATCGCCCTTCCCGTCTCCTTTGATAGTTGTTACACACCGAGACACCCTAGATGATGTTCTCCTTGCTCTACTATCATCAGCGGCGGCAGACGCATTGCCAGTCATTGTTACAATGCCATCTCTTCTAGCCATTTGAGATCCAGCAGAACCTAGGCGCGCTTCTTTCGGGTTTTCTTTTACAAATTTTTCAACCTGCTTTCTAATCGTTGCAATCGGCCTGTCTAGCTCTTTCGCTATTTCTTTTTCATCTAGATCCTTGTAATGTTCTTTAACGTAAAATACTTCTGCCTTCCCTAGTGGTCCTTTTTTAGTCATTTATAAAGCTCCTTTGTGCTCTTGTCATGTATAAAGAGTTTCTAGTTTTTAGAAACAACATATAATAGTCAAAGGTTTCTTTAGACACTTTGTTAAACTTTGTTTCTAAGTATTGCTCTCTGTGACCATAAGACCCACTTGGGTCAAACGGAACGTTTTGGTATGTTTTTATGTAGTAGGAAGTTATAGGATCTTCATCTAAAATCGTTGTTTTGACCAACCTAGCGTAGCTATCTTCCCTTTTGCTTATCACTTCTTCGCCTGACCTGTCGAAGAGTGTTTGTTCAATCTTCTTATCTTCTTGTATTGAGTGCTGTTTAGGGTCTACGTATTTCATTTTTGTCCTCTCATGATATAGTTTCTCTTTTGAGCCTCTGACATCCTATTTATTTCAGATCTACTTGCTGTTGCATCTTTTCCATAGGGGTTTTGGGGTGCAATTCTTTCTTTGGCTTCTTTTGCTTTGGCCTCTATTTCTGACCTTTGGTAGCTTCCCATATTTTTCGTGTTTTTGTCGGCTAATTGACCAATCGTATTTGTGTGTTCTACAAAGCCGTACAGACCGCCATACAAAACTCTTTCGAGCTTATGCTTACCGCAACTTGGGCACTTCTTCTTGGGCTCGTCTTTTATTGACTGTAGCACATTCTTTAATTCATGACCGCAGGCGCTACAAGCATAGTCATAATTAATCATAGTAGTAATCCCCTTCTAAGGCTCCTAAAACCTTTCCGATGATGCCATTTCTTTGTATATCTTCATGCTCTAGCCTGCAAATCCCTATGCCGGAAATTTCATCAAGCCTGTCTATGCACTCAAGAAGACCACTGTTTCTTTTGATGTCGGTTTGTCTAATGTCGCCATTTATTAAGACTTTTGAGTTTTCTCCCATTCTTGTTATGAACATCTTTATTTGGTCTAGTGTGCAGTTTTGTGCTTCGTCAAGTATCATGTATGCGTCGTTAAAGGTTGCGCCCCTCATTAGTTCTAGAGGTTCATATCTTATGTTGCCTAGATTGTAAAACTTCCCGTAGAAGTCTCTTCCAAGGAAGAATCTTAGGTTTTCTTCCATAGGCATAAGGTAAGGCTTTATTTTTTCGCCAACCTCTCCGGGCAGTGCGCCTATGTCTTGACCTGAAGAAACCAACGGTCTCGTAACAATTATCTGGTTAACTTTCTCATGAAATATATGCTCAGCCGCTATCCCTGCTGCAATAAATGATTTTCCGCTTCCAGACGGCCCCGTGCAAAATATTACGTCATTTTCTATGATAGCCCTTATATAATCTTTTTGGTTTTCTGTTCTCGCCTGAAGCGATATTATTTTTCTGGGTTTATTTTTATTTGATGATCTTTTAGATCTTTTTGTCATTTTGGGAACCTTATAAAATTATTTGCCGCTACTGCCAAAACCTCCGTCGCCCCTTTCTGAGTCGTCAAGGTTATCAACTTCATTTAGATTGAAAGTTGGGACTTCTTGTATAACCATTTGGGCAATCCTGTCCCCACGTTTGACATGGTAAAATTCCTCGCTTGAGTTGTGTAGGCACACTTTTATGTGACCCCTGTAGCCAGAGTCCACTACTCCAGCGTGTCTGTGGATACCTTTAACCCCCATAGAAGACCTATCCCAAATTAAACCGGCGTAGCCGCGTGGGATAGCCATGGAAATTCCTGTACCGATTAATACTGTCGCCCCTTTGGGAATTGTTACATCTTCCGAAGAGTATAAGTCCCACCCAGCATCATCTGAGGTCGCTTTTGTTGGAAGCTCTGCTGACGGGAATAGTTTTTTTACCGCTATGTTCTGACTGACAACTTTGGTTTTTTTTTGCATTTTCAATAATTGCTTTCTTTTTTCATTTTGGTCATGAAGTGATTCGTCTCTTCCGTCGTAACTATATGTGTTATTCATCTATATTACCCCATAAAGGCCGTAAGAGAATTGTTCACAGTCTTCTTGTGCCCAGTTTTCTACGACGTAATCAAAAACGTCCTTTCTATTATAGCACTCTCGCATATCATTTGGCTCATGAAATGCTGGAGGTAGAGAAACCTTTTCCTCCAAGACTTCGGACACGTTCTGTTCTATTCCTTCAAACCTTATTATTTCAAAGCCTTCTATGTTATGGTCTCTTATAAACTGGCTTATCGTTTTGTGATATATCCAGTGTGGTGGCCTCTGCTTTATAACAAAATCACTGAAGCTAAGTTCAGGCTTTTTGTTCTTCCAGAACTCGTTATAGTGCAGAAATAGGCCGTATAGCCTATCAAACGGATTTCTAACAACGAGAAAAACTTTTATTTTGTCGTGAATCCAGCCGGTGTGTAATCTCGCATAATGGTGATCTACAATATTATTGTAAGTTGGTCCAATGACGTATGTTCCACCGTGCTTATCTGTGCAAAGGGCTTTGTGTAAGTTGCCGCTTGCCACATGAGGGGGTGTAATTATTACAATTTTTTTATCTCTGAAGTATATCATAAACCCTTATCTCACTGGCCAGCGTCAAAATACTATAATCCAATTGGTTTG